GCTAGTTTAGCTAAAGGCGATTTAGATTCTATTAATGCTTATGCAACTAGTCTACGAGAAGGGGATGATAGAGAAGCAACAAGGCTACTGCAAAAAATGCAACTGTTAGTAAATACTTATGAAAGCCAACGACGAGATGAACGAGCGGACAGAGCAAATGCCGAGGCAGGGCTACGAGATATATTGATTGCTAGAGAAGAATTAGAAAAAACAATACGAGCTGGAACTACTCCATTTGCAACTAAACTTAGAGAATATGAGTTCCGCATAAGTGATCCTGAACAGTCCAATCCTTTATCTGAAGAAGAAAAAGCAGAATACAAGCGGTTGGAAGCATATATACAGGGTCTTGTTAACCAAACAATGAGTGAGGATGTACAAGCACTTAGAGATCGTTACGAGAGTATTTTAGAAAATACAGCTAAAACGAAATCTCCAGTTTCAGCGGCAGATGTATTAGGCGTACAGTAGTACCGTGGTAGCCCGAACTGTATTTCTTAAAAACGGCGATTTTGAAATTGTCGATGCCCCACCTGATGCTACGATAGAAGAGCTAGTTCGTTTAGTAAACGAAAAACGAGGGCAACCATTAAGCACAAAAGGCTACACTAATTTAGCTGAAAGGCGCAGAGAAGGTGAAAGACGTAGACGAGAGCTGTTTGAGCAAAGAGTAGATGCCCTCCCTACTAGAGATCCCAGTATTGTTGAAAATTTATATGCCGGTCTTGGCACAGGTTTTACTGGAGTAGGAGAAACAGGAGCATTAGGGATTGCTACTCTTCTTGAAGAAGAAGATGAACTTGCTGCCAGAAGAAAAATACAAGCCGCTGCACAAGGGGCAAGAGAATTTATAGGGGCAGAAGGTGGTGATCCTGACTCTATCGTTTATGGAATAGGTCAAGCATTAGGTAGCATTGCTGGTATTGCCGCACCTGTTGCAGGATTAGCCGCTGCTGGTGCTCCCGCCCTTGCAACACTAGGTACAGGTCTAACTCTTGCCGGTTCAGTTGGGGCAGGGGAAGCAAGCGAACGTGCTAGGGAAGAAGGAGCCACCGAAGAAGAAAGAAGTGGGGCTGCTAGATTAGGTACGTTGATAGGGTTTACTGAACTAATCCCTATTTCTAGGTTTGTTAAACTAATTGATATGCCAAAAGTAGCAAAATTAGTTGATACCTTCGGTACAGAAAATGTTAATACGCTAGGAAGCAGAGTAAGAAACGCATTCAAGACGGGTGGTGCAGAAGGCGCACAAGAAGCGACCGCAGAATTCTTACAAAATGCTGTTGAGAGTGGCTATAACGTAGACCAAGACTTAGTAGAGGGGTTAGCTCCCGCTGCTGGTTATGGTGCTGGTGCCGGTGCGATTGTACAAACTATTGTAGATTTATTTACAAAAGGTAGACGTATAGGCGAGGCCAGAGGGCCAGAAGATATAGAAGATGTAGAGAATGTAGAGCAGCTACCATTAGTTCCTAAAGAAGAACAGACAGTAGAAGATATCCTAGATAGTGGAGATACAGACGCTTTAAACACTATAGATATAGATCAGTTACGCAACGTCTTGTTTAACGAAGAAGCCCGCAAAGCTGATGTGAAACGCGACGAAATAAAAGGACTCCCTGCTCCTACTCCTCCTAGTATAACGGTTACCCCAGAAGGGGAGGCTCGTACAACTGAACAACAACAAGCAGTTGAAGAAGAACAAAGACTCCAAGCACTAGAAGACGAACGTATATTAGGAGATATGCCCGCAGCAGAGGTAAGGGGCGTAAGAGATACTGAAGTAGTGCAAGAAGAACAGGTACAAGAAGCACCAGCACAAGAAGAACCCATACCGTCTATACAAGTAGACCAAGATGATCCAGAAGTTGCTAGAAGCATTCAAGTTCTTAAAAGCCAGATAAACCAAAACCCTGAACTTAGAAGAGAGTTCCAAGAAAACCCCAGACGGTTCATGGAAAGGATCGAACAAGATGAAACTACAGGTGTAGTTACTCTAAAACCTTTTGAGACAACTACTCAACCTGATGCAATCCAAGATACAGATACGCTTGAGTCGGTAGCAGCCGAAGTAGAAGCAGAGGTCAACCAGTTAAAAGAGACTATAGACCCTGAAGACGTAAGGATGTACGCACAAGAAAACCAAGTACCTATAAACCAAGCTAGAGACATACTGGCTAGAGAACAGTTTAGAGTACGAGAAGCTGAACAACTTGCAGCATTAGCCAAGAAAAAACCAAAAGTGGAATTTAAGTTGTCCGCTTTAGATAGGAAAGGGTTCAATGCCTACAATCGAAATGCTAAAGAAAAGAACACTCCTCAAATAACTGAAGAGCAATACATTGCAAATAAGTACGACTTAGACCCTAAAGGGTATATGGATAGGCAAGTTGATATCCAAGAAGATAAAAAAACCTTAGATAAATTTGCTGAGTACTATCGAGAAAGTGCGCCTAAAGGCGTAATACAAATAGCGGAAAACCAAACCAGAGGGTTCGGCAAACTAATTAAAGGTGCCGTAAAAGAAGTAAATAAAACCACTGGAATTAAACTAAAAAATGATCCGTTTACCGATGCAGATAAAGGGGCGTTGCTTGAGCTAGTCAAAGGAAAAACCCCGACAAAAACAAAAGCCGCTGGAAATGCTGCCAAAGCGAGAACATATTTTAGTAAAACACAAAATCCAGTAGATGCTTTGTACTTAGCCATAAGGCATAAGGTGGATGAGAAAGGGACAAAGCAAGCGTTAAAATTTGACCCCGATGATCCAAAGGCAAAATCGTTTAAAAAAGACCTTATTAAAGACGGTACTTACGAAGATCTTCCCGCAGACGCAAAACAAGCTGTTGATGACTTAGATTTATTTGAGAGTGGTACTAATAAAAAATCTGCTGAACAGACGTTAGAGTATGTGAAAGAAAATTTCCCGGCGGTAAAAGAATGGGTAGAGCAAGTAGAGTTAGTTTCTAAAGCAGAAAAGGCAAGTGCAGCCGCAAGCACAGCTAATATCTTAAAAGATGTAGATCCGACGAAGACAACTATAGCAGTTGGAAGAAAGAAGACAGAAGCCGCTGCTTCAGAAGTAAAAGACATAGATGTTGACCAATACCAAGTAGATAAATTTCTTAAAACAATTAACGAAATGACAAAAGCAAGGCCGTCTTTAGCCGATGCGATTGCATTAGATCAGCCTCTAAACCCAAGCGTAGAGTTCTTGTTACAAAAAGGCCAGTTAAAGCTTGCATTGCAGCTTATGCGGATGCCTGAATACGAAGCCGATGTCAAAATAAGAAAGATGGCTTCTTCTCTCTACCCTGTAGTAGGTAAAACTAAAGTAAGAATACAGTCTGGTAAAGAATTTAAAGGCACTGTAAGTAAGCTATTTGGAGAAGACATACCGGCTAGAGGGTTATACGACCCGAAAGTAGACACAGTATACCTATCTACTGATACCACAAAACCCGGATTAAACGGCATGAATGCGGCGACATTGCTACATGAGGTAACCCACGCCGCTACATTAAAGAGTATTAGCAACAAAAAACTGGCAAGCACTAAACGGCTTGACAGGTTATTTAAATATGCAAAGAAACACTTAAACAGTGTATATGGCACTGAAAACCTAGAAGAGTTTGTTGCTGAAGCGTTTAGTAACCCAAGATTTCAAGAACAATTAGCTTCGTTGTGGATACCTAGAAAAATAAGTTTCAGTAAGGAAGGTATATCTAACGCATGGAATAATTTTGTTGATTGGGTAGCTAAGTTGTGGGGGTTCAAACCACGTAACGTAAACAACGTACTAGACGAGACCACTTCGTTTATAGACAGAATACTGTCAGGTAACAGGGCTGGAGACTACGGGCCTTGGTTAATGGCAGCAGAAACTTCCGGTACAACGGGTAAGAACATAGATGCTTTATTTAAAGCACAACAGAAGGCTGCTCAAGCAGAGAACGCAAAAGATGTACAAAGTTTTACAGACAACGTAAAAAATGTTCTTTCTACCTCTCCAAGTCTTGTAAAACGAGCGGCACTGCTCGGTATGAACACGCGGATGTTGTCGCAAGTAGGCGATGCAATGAACTTACCGCAGTTTTCAGAACTTAATAAGCTAATTGGTGAACAAGAAGGAGCCATTCAAAGAGAGACCGATAAAGTAAAAGTCACCGCAGTTGAGTTGGCTAAGTGGGAAAAAGCTCATCCCGATAAAGTAAAAAGTTTTAATGACCTAGTACACTTTAGTTCGATTGAAGGGGTAGATTTACGTAAAAAAGCCAGTGAGTACGGCGGTGAAAAACTTGAATGGTACAACGACAACATAGACGCATACAGAAGACTAGGTGGGGCAGGGCGAACTCAATACGACGCGGTGTTTAAACTGTACAAAGGCGTGTTGGACACAATGCAAGAAAACATCCTCGCCCCAATCGAAACTTTTGTAGAAGATGCGGGAAGCCGAAAACGTATATCTACGTTAATAAAAGAAAAATTATTTAGCGCAGCAACAATAGACCCTTACGTACCTCTTACTCGTGAGGGTAACAACTGGCTTCAATATGATGTGGACGGGGAAACTGTCTACCAAGCATTTAGCACTGATGGCGCAAGATCTCGTTTTGCAATGCAGTTAAATGATGATCCTGAAGTTACAAATGTTATTCCTTTTGACGGAACTAAAAAGTACGACAAGAAAAATATTTCATCTAATTCAGCGTTAGGACAGATAGTCGGCGAGCTGAATAAATACAAAGTAGATCAGACAGTCATAGATCGAATGATACAGCTATACATAGAATCAATGCCTGACTCTTCTTATGTTAAATCTTTACAGACAAGAAAGAATGATGCGGGCTTCCAAAACAGTGTGTTGAGGGGTATCAACATAAAAGCCTTTGAGATGGTTAGACAGGCTGTAAATATTAAATACACCCGAAATATGTATAGGTTAAAAGACAGTCTAAATGAAGAATTAACCAAGATAGAAAAAGAAGCAAACATAGCAAGGGCTAAAGGCGAAAGTGATCCAGCCAGAGTTAAATTTGAAAAAGAGTACGGTGACCCGGATTCGTTGCTTTTTGCATCGGACTCTTTAAGTGCTCTTGCAGAAACCTTCGAGGTTAGAGCACAACAAGCTAGTAGCCCTGCGGATAGTGTAGCAGACCGCATAGCAATAGGAGCAAACAAGCTTGCGTTCATTGGTACGATGGGATTGAACGTATCATCTTCTCTCTTGCAATTAGCCGGTGTGCCAATGGTGCTATACCCCTATCTTGCTGCCAAAACAAGTTGGCGTTCTGCCGCAGGGGATATAGGGATAGCTAGTAAATTCTTTAGTGGTAGTGGGTTAGACAGAGCGGTTGTATCAGCTAACGAACAAAACGCTATATTTAAAGAGTCTTACATCGGTGCGCCTTCCATCGATAACTACTATAAAGCAGATAAAAACGGAAACCTTTCCATTAGAAAGGACATTAAGCTTAACAACAACCCTAAAGAAGTTTTCTATACCCGTAGGGACAAGGACGGAAGGGTAGTTCAAAAACTTACTCAAAAAGAATTTGTAGAAGAGATGTTACCTCTCGTACAAACTGCGGCTAATCGCGGCATCCTTAATAGAACTATTCATTCTGAAATGATGGGACTAGATATATCAGGGCAAAAACAATCTAGCCTACCGGCTCAAATGTGGAATGATTTTAACACAATAATGGCATACCCGTTTCACATTGGGGATAGAGCGCAGAGGCAAGTGTCTCTTGTGTCAGCCTACCTAACAGAAATGGAACGTCTAACAAATGCTCCCAATAAAACAAAAGGTGAACAAAATCTATCTCCTGACGAGATAAAAAATCTAGCGATAGAAACTGCCATGTCTGATATGGAGCAGACGGGAGGAACCAACTTATTAGGGCAAGCCCCACCTGTAGCACAAAAGCATATAGGGCGAGTCATGATGATGTTTCGGACTTACGGCCTTACTATTTACTATCATCAAGTCAAGATGGCACTTGACTATTTCAAAGCTGCTAAACGCGGAGACAAACAAGCTAGGAGTATCGCTCTTAGACAAATGCTTGGCACATTCGGTCTTACTGCTGCAATGTCAGGTATAGCAGGGACAACTCTTTACGGTATATTTATTGGTGTTCTTAACGCACTGTCAGATGATGAAGACGAAAGAATGGATAGTAAGATCCGTGAAATGATTGGGGAAGGGTATTACAAAGGCGGTGTCAATTTTGTACTGGCGCAACTAGGTGTGCCTATTGATGTTTCAGCTAGAATCGGTCTTGCTAATCTTCTTATCAGTAGCGACCGTTATGATTTTGGTAACTCTGTAGAAGAAACTATATTTGATGAGCTAGGTGGGGCCGCGTGGTCTACTTTATCTAGGGCTGGTAGAGGTGGCCTGAAGATACTTGACGGGGAAGTGCAAAGAGGTATTGAAGACATCCTACCCGCTTCTGTTCGTAACATGGCTCAATCTTACCGTTTTGCTAATGAGGGCGCATTAACACGTAGAGGTGACCCGATTACACAAACCGACTTCAATGGCGGCACCATAGCAGCTAAGTTCTTTGGGTTCGCTCCCGCCGACTATACAAGAGCGCAAGAATCAGCCCAAGATAAGAAGCGAGTGGATAAGGCAGTTGCTGCTAAAAGAAGTAAGTTACTTAAAAAATACTATATTGCTTACCGTAAAGGTGACTTCCAAGAACTTATGGAAGTTGAAAGAGATATAGCAGACTTCAACAAAAGACACTCTAATAAAGGCCCGAAAGTACCTATTTCGAGGGATACAATAAAGAGGTCTTTGAAAGGCCACATGAACACTTCTGAGAAAATGTTTAACGGTGTGCAGTTAAGTGACAATATGCGAGATGTTCTAATCTCTTCTGTTGCGGATTACGAATAGAAAAAACCCCTTATCGCAGGGGGACAATAAGGGGTTCTTGGAGAACGAAACAGATTCGACCTTGTTTCGAGGCGATAGTATCATAAAGTTCTCCAGATTCGTACACCTAATTTACCGTTTTCTATAAATGATTTAACAGATATAGACCACCCTTTCTCTCCGGTTATACGCTTTAGTTCCTTTACCGCCTGTTGAGTATTGATACAGGGTACAAAGAAAGAAGAACCTACAACCATACTGTCCCAGTTAATCACAACACGTACCCCATCAGGTGCTATGTCGTAAGTTCTAAGCACCCCCTGCTTGATCTTCATCTTCTTCGGTATCTTCGGCATCTTCTGACTCTATAATCTCCATGTTGGAACAATCTACTAAGATCACATCTGTTGGCGGTAGATTCATCTGCGTACCTTTACTTAGCCGCATCTTCATCTTCTTACCGTTTAAGTTCTCCATAAGCTCTTGTACAAACGAAGAGTAGTTTATCTGCTGTGATATACACCACTTACGCAGTGGTTTCGGCAAAAGGTAAGCTCGCTTCAAGTCTGTCTCGTATCTCGCTACCAACCTGCCGCGAGGTGTTGCGTCTGGTACAACAAGAACATCTAGCCCATTGTTGTCCTGTCGGCGCAAATCATCAGTGCTTCTTATCTGTAGAATATTTACCCAGTGCTCATTTATGTAGTCGTTCAGTATCTGCTCTGCTGACGTATCCATGCTGTTAGAGCTATCTTTATTGAACCGAAGCACTGAACCGATCCACTTGTACACAGGTTTCGGATCATAAGGAAGAAGATCCAGTTGATTACAGAGGTATAGTGCAGTCATAGTACAGGCAGCACCGGCTGACCAGAATCTGTTTTTCGCTGTTAGCTCTGCTTCTGCATCAATCTTGTTCTGTATATCAGTCAGTAACCCACGTACTTCCTCTAAATTATTTATGACATACTGTACAAAGATCTCACCTGCAAACCCGTAGTTGCTTGGGACTTCCCTCGAAAACGCATCTGTCTCGGTCTTTGACTGTGGGGTAGCGAACCGCTCATCTACTTTTATCTCCAGTATCCTCTGTGCTTCTGCCTCTGGGTTACTCTTCTCACCCCTTACTATCTCTACCAGACTTGCATTACCGCTAGTTACAGCGATCAAACTCCATGACGCGCCTGTAACACGCTCTTCATTCGCACTCTGTTTCATGCGTCTGCGCTGTTTACCACTCACTATCTCGTAAGCTAACTCACTTACACTACCGTCATTACCAGTTTTCTTGCCCTTACCTTTTGTCGATTCCTCTGTCTGCGTCATCTCATCCATATACAAAGGTAGATTGTGGTACACCTCCCCCCTGTGCATCTTTATTGCGTGGGTATCCTTTGCAAACAACATCAGTTCTTCTGGATCTCCCCATGCAGTAAGCCCTGCCTCCATAACAGTGGTCTTACCGTACCCTGATTTAGGACTGTGCAAGTGTACTAACGAGCAGTGAACCGGCATAAGTTCCATAAGAACTGAGCCGAAACTAGCGGCTACCACGTATTGATGCAGTTCAAAGTCATCTCTGTCATAGAACGACACCATTTTCTTCCATCCCTCTAACGTGCCTTTCGGTTCAAACGCTGGGAAAAGAGCGGCGGTCGTAGTAGCTGGAGGGTTAAACTCGATACGATCCCCGAATATTTCTCGGTTACCCATCACAAACGACTTCATCTCCTTGCTTGTCCAACCAAACTGCCTGTGCGCTTTGTCGGCTACTGTAGTGGCCTGAAGTTCGTTAACCCAAGTTGTCGTATAATTCATAAGCTCATCCATCTTACTGACTGCTACACCCTGCATACTCATGTTCTTCCTAAACTCTTCACGAGACGTAACGGATGTAAGAGGTACTGTGAACTCACGTACTCCGTCTTTTGGTAAGTGAAGGCGCATTACCAGCGATTCACCTATCTCTTTATCGAGTATGCGCTTAACCACATAGAAGTCGTTATGATACAAAAGTTTCTCATCGACATCTCCATCAGGCGTAGACGACCGTACATAAATACCACCATTCACTCCTCTGAAATAAGGAGTAGGGTACTGCGGGATTACATAAGTCTGTACCAGATCATCAGGCCGATCTGCTAGGGGTGCCTCTACTACATTGTCTGCTTCATCAGCTTCTACTACCTCCATACCTAGAGAAATAGGAGACTTTATCTTGTGCCAGTTAGGGCAAGTAGGGCAGACATCTGGGTTAAATTCGTCAAACTTGGTACACAGGTATGGCCCTTTTATCAGGTCTACTTTGTACGCGGTTTCCTCTGGATCATACTCAGGATGCCCTTGGGATATGTAAGCAACAGCTTTATCTGAATCAGAACAGAATTTTGCAATGGAAAGCCCTGCTCTCCACATAGGTTCTGGGCAGTTTTCTTGGTCATTAATGATTGTCTCTATCTGCTTACAGCCTACGTCATCCTGTATCTTTAGTAGTATGTTTTTAAACTTGGTGTTGTTGTTCCCCATCAGCTTTTGCATGATGGCACTTGGGGGCTGCGATTCCACCTTAGTAGGAGAAGCAAGAGGATCAGCACCCAACAACACAGAAAACTTCTCTAGGTCAACCAAGGGAGGTGTTTCCACCCCTAGCTGAATCACCTGTGTAGGTGGATCATCCTTATGGTTGTGGGTGTCCAGTACCCTTAGAACCCTAGCACCGTCACTGGTAACCGCAGGGTCAGCCAAGAAACCATGTTCTGCACATAATCTCTTGAGTGCGTCTGCGACCGGGAACCAATCGTCATAGATAACTGACTCGGACAAGAACCAATATACGTGTATACCCCGCCCAGAACTTACTACAAAAGGTTTAGGGAGATTTAACCCTCTGTAAAACTCTCGTAGTTCGTTTAACGCTTCTCGTTGATTTGCAAATTCTTTTGAAGGGCCGCAATCCAAATCAAGAAAGAACGATTGGATGCGATCTATGTTGCTTACTTTACGTGAACTGTCATCTTTAAATGTGCTTAGTGCGAAGTAAGTATCGTAACCGGCACTATCAAAATTGTTTGCTTCTGCTATTAATTGATCTATTGAATCGTAGAACTTCTGTACCCTACGATCTTCACTGCTTTTGAGAGCCAGCAGACAGTAGTATCCACTCTCTGCCAATGCCCTCTGCAAAAATTCTTTTGTATTCATCTCTATACCCACCGAATTTTAGGGAAACTACGGCGGGGCGAAGAACTCCACCGAACCCACCTTTTCGACCCTGCCGAGGTCTAGCCGTAGTTAACCCAAGAAAAAGTTAGTCGTCCCAATCTTCCAGAACGTCTGCTATGTTAGCTTTTCCTTTTTTCGGAGCGGCTGATTTCTTAACAGCCTTTTTAGGCTCTTCTACCACTTCCTCTTCCTCTCCGAAATCGATCTCATCAGAGTTGTCAGAGGCAGTAGAAGTGTTGTCACTCACCACACTGAAGGGGTTGTCATCACCACCAAAGGTAAATCCATCCTGTTCTTCAAACGGTGAGCGTTCTTGCATAGGTACAAACTTAATGACTTGTACCATTTTCAGTCGCAGAGATACACCCGCACCCATAGAGCCTGAATACGGTATACCTGTCACAAAAACATTTACAGTACTGCCAGAAGTCAGCCTAAAGTCCTCTGGTAGTTTGTTCAACTTAGCGTCCCATTGCACAGGCTTAGTTGTTGTCTGTCCATTGTAGGCAGCGTTCAGTTTGGCTTTATGTGTAAACACACCATCTACTTCTTTGAACGGATGTTTTTGTTTATTAGGGTGAGTGCTATTGTACTCAGGCCAACCGTCTTGCTTCCGATTGTTGTATAGCTCTTTCATAAATTTATTAAGAGCAACAGCAGTATCCTTGTCCATCTTAAAGTTTATGTCGTAAGCCGCACCATCGTCTTTCGCATCGCATGGCACAGATCGATTTTCGCCCTGATCCCACTTATAAGGACGATCAATCTTTGGGTACAACGCTTCCACGTTGTTGAGTAAATAGTCGGGATCTATTATTTGTTTTTCTTCAGACATTATGTTCTCCGTTTTGTCTAATTAAATTCGTCAAAGACAAACCCATCTGTTTCAACGAAAGGCATAGTCACCTTTGGTTTTACGTCAAGCGTAATCGCCTGTAACGTAGACGGATCATTCTCCAACTCCGCAACCCTGCTTGATTCGGCTGTCTTCAACACCCTGATGGGCCTGAATCTCAGCCTTGGCACGTAACTTTCCTCAAATACGATTCGAGTTACTACCGTCGTAGCTTGCGTGTCATGCTTCGCTAAGTGTTTAGCGTAGTTCTGCATAGACTGCCAGCCCCTTTTCGCGTCACCAAACAATGCCGTTGCCGGTAATTGCAGTTGGTAAACGTCCTGTAAATCATCCTCAAACACAATGGCTATGCGTTGAGAGAACTTACAGGCGCGAGCATTCCCCTGTGCAGACCCTTTTATATTTTGAACGCAGTCAAAACATCGTGCAGATTGTTTATCCGCAACATTTGGGTCTGGAGTTCTTGTATCCGAAGACCAACAAACAGGGGCAGAAGCACTAGAAGAAGTATATTCTCCTTCATAATACATTCGGGATATCCCTGCCGCATTAACAATAATAACGTCAACAAAGTTATTATCAACGACAATCTCGCCTTTTTCAGTGATCTTGCGAAATATGCTGTCTCGGATACTAAGTCGATTCAAAAGTCATCATCCTCAAATGATTCCAATATCTCTTCTACAGGCGCAGAGCTAATCGGTTGCTCTTTCTTTTCAGTCTGGTCACCGAGTAGTGCCTGTACAACAGCGTCTAGTTTGAAACGATAAGTCTTCCCTATCTTGATGTAGGTATGTTTAGGTATTGCCCCCTGCCGTACCCAAGCCCTAGCTGTACTTACGCTTACTGTGAAATGTTTTGCAACATCCTCTATTGAAACAAACTCATTGGTATCAGTCATTTAGATTTCCTAACTGTAACAGCAAACTCGCTATCAGAATTCAGACCTTTTGGCACAGTTTCAGGATTTTCTTCCAAGAATTGTTTAATAACGCCTTGGCTTAAACGCTTCTCAAAGAACTCTGGAACCTCATGCTCAAGCACAAACTTGTGCATCGCCTCCCAATCACTAGTCCAGTAACGAGTTTTAACGGTTTTATAAAACGTACCAGCTTCCGTCTTCACGCTTTTAAGGTCGTTTTCTTTCAGATAGTCGAGCAATTCAGTCTTAATCAACTCTTGTTGGTTTTTTAAGATAGTATCCTCTGTATCGAAATTTGCAGATAGCTCGGTACGTTTCGCCTTAATCTTCAGATAAGCCTTAACACACTTACCCAAGTGTCCTTCATTTTCTTCCACGCAATCACTCCTTGTGATGAGCAGAGTAATATAGTGGTTATTCGTATCTTAATCAAGTAATTCTTTGTAAAGATCTACAATCTTTGTGTGTATGTTGATTCTATTATCTAATAATGCGTACATTTTCTTTTCTACAGGCGACCCTTGTAGTTGTACCACGGTACATTTGTGGTCTTGACCTGTTCGATGGACACGCGCATTAGCCTGTGCGTAAGTTTCTAAAGAACTCACTGGCCCCCACCAGACCACGGTATTAGCAGCAGTCAGCGTGACTCCGTGTGCAGCAGCTTGCGGTTGGACAATTAATACTTGAGGTGCGGCTTCTGTCTGAAAAGCTTTAAATATTTCAGTTCGTTTAGCCACTGATACATCCCCACGAATCATTTCGGTAGGTATGTTTTCTTTTCTTAGCTTGCTCGTAAGCACATCGATACTGTGCTTAAACGGTACAAACACTAATACTTTTTTACTAGATTCGTCGATTACTTCACGTAATACTTTGTATCGGTGTTTGATGTCAAACTCCAATGCTTCACCTTCGTCTGTATACACTGCCCCAGAAGATATTTGTAAAAGTTTATTCATACTGACAGCAGCGTTGACGGCTGTAATCTGCTCTCCACTGGCTTGCATGACCATCTTGTCTTTAAGTTCTTTATAGTATTTCTTTTGTTGTCGGGTTAGTTCGACCTCACGTTTCACATAAACCATGTCAGGCAGATCCAAACACTCCGCTTTTGTAAAACGTATGGCTGGTTGCAGTGCGTTAAACACTCGTTCTGTTGCATCGGCTTTAGGAATCCATTTAAAGTTAGTGATCTTGTGCATCACTTGATCCCTAAAAGAGCCGAAAAAACGTGGTACAGCGTTAGGATTTATCAGTTTTGCAAGGCCATATGCGTCAAGAGGTGACTGTGCAGCGGGTGTTCCTGTCATCATCCACAACCATGTCTTCGGTGTAATCAAACGATTAAGAGCTTTCCAACGCTTAGTCTGCACATTTTTGTAGTGCGTAGCTTCGTCTGCAATGATTAAATCAAACCCACCGTTACGGATGTCTTCTTCTACAATCTCAACTCCGTCATAGTTTATAATTACAAACTCCACACCGCTTGCAATGACATCCCTTCGTTTTTTAGCTGAACCATACGCAATGTCTACCGTCCGGTGCATGGCGAACGTGAATAAATCATCCCTCCACGCAGATTCCATAATCGACAAAGGGCATATAATCAAGACCCGATTTATCTCCCCTTGTTTCAGCAGATAGTCTGCCGACCAGATTGCACTGGCAGTCTTCCCTGTACCTTGTTCGTTAAAACAAAATGCGCGTTTGTTCAGCGTAAGGAAAGAAGAAGTGGTTTTCTGGTGCTCAAAGGGGGCGTATTTACCTGTCCACTCATAGCGACCCTCGATAGGCGATGGTGCGTTTATCTTTAAATTGTTTAAGACATGGGCTTCATTCAACCCCCAGTTGACAAGCACTTGATTGCCTTCCAGAGTCTTGCTTTTAGGTATGATGTTTGTGACTTTTGCAGGGTCACGTAACTTCAATAATAATGCTCTATTATCTATGACTTGCAATTTATTTAATCCTACGTTCTTCTTTTCTTAGGTCTCTGGCCGTTGTTAGAACGATTTCTACTACGACTAGTTACCCTGTATCCGTCTTTGTTTGTCCCACCACTCCGTAGAGGTTTATTGTGGGCTATGTCCTTACCCTCACGCTTATCGGCTTTGCCATTATTGTTCCTGTCTCCACCGTTTTCTCGTGCTTGCCTATCCATTTCGCGCCTAGCTTTCTGCCGCTCCATGCGATCTTTGTGCTCATTACGCGCTTTTTGCGTTTGATACTCTCGTTTATAGTCTCGTCTCATTAGTAACTCCCGTTATGTGGACACTCGATTACAGGGCAATGCCGTTTGCAAAGCCCACTTGGTTTGGGGTTCCATACTTCAGTTCTAAAAGCGGTCTCCATCGATTCGATGTTATCAACCCATTTAGCCCATAAAATATCCTCTTGATCGTTTGTATATGTATCCTTAATAAAATCTTCACATACAACGAACAACAACCCGGCCCGCACCTTTTTAACAAAAGGGAAATGTTTAAACAGCGCAAGGGCCATTAGCTCCAACTGCCCTTTATCTGCATATCGAGATGACTTACCAGTTTTGTAGTCCACTACCCAAGCTAGTTCTTCATCTACGTTAACTATAACTAGGTCTGCGATACCCCTCCACCAAACCCCTTTAGCACTAAACCCGCAAGGGGATAGGTTTTCTGTCAAACCCATCCTGTATTCACAAAGCTTGTCACCTTCCTTAGCGTTCAATATGTCTAAAGATTTTTGAGCATACTCAAACCGTTTTGGAAGCTGGATTCCTTCTTTTATGTAATTCTCTGCTGCTTTGTGGAACTGGTCGCCGTAACGAACTGCCTCGGTCATCTTAAAAGGGTACTGTTTTATGACTTTTTCGTAGTAGAACTGTTTAGGACACTGCTGAAATGCCTTCAGTTTACTAAACGACCACGGTGCTGCATTCATATATGGATCTTATTCATTATGATTACGTAGTCTTGCGGCGGTATTTGCAACTGACTACATATAAGAAGCTGCTTATCAGTCATCTTGCTGACCGCAGTTTTTATCTGTCTGTTTCTTTTCTTGATGTAAGCTTCGTTAGTCATCTACTACCCCCAACTTCATACTTTAAACGATCTACGATAGTTCGGCTGTCGTTATAAGCCTGTATCTTCTCGTAATTACGGTTCCAAAATATATCGTCACTCATCCAAAAACCGTGTGTATTCTTTACCAAAGCAAATCTTATATTGGGAAATGTTTCTTGAAAGTAATCTCTTACCTCTTCAGCACGTTCCTTTTCAGCATAATGCCCATCTATAAAAGGTGTACCTAAAAATAATATGATATACATTTTATATCTCTTTGCTCTGTGAAGGAGTCCTACTCTTGTTAAACGCTTCCAGCGCACTCTTATTAGGAATCCAGAATAGATTCTTACCCAATTTAATTTCATTGATAGTTTTCACTATCGCTAAATCAATATTAGGAAAGTTCTTTGTATGTGTTTCTTTCGCTTCGTAGGCATCCTGTACCGAATCGTAATGCCCATCGATGTAAGGTGTTCCCAGAAACAATATGTCGTATTTGCTGTTCATTCGCATTCTCCATAACTTTTGCCTACACCGGATTCACAATCCAGTGGTAGTCCCCCCGCCCAATCTGGTACTTCGCGCATACAGTCCTCTATATATTCACGCGCAATGTCTACGTAATTATAGTGGACGCACACCACTAATGAATCGTGAACAGTCAGTGCTACACGATACTCCTTTGATATCTTTAACATCTGTTCCGCAATAATACAACGCGCTATTGCTTGGCAGATATTCTCTACAAACTTCCCACCATAGATCTTGGTTCGGCCTCTTCGTGTTTTATAAGTGTACTCTACACCTTCTTCC